AAACCTTGAAGATTTAATTTAAAGTAATTATTAACGGCGTTTTGAACAGAAGTTTCTGTTGCTTTAACTGTACTACCGGTCTTATTTGGATTGAATGTAAAGAATGTGCTGCACTCAATAAATGTTGTCTCTGGATCAACAAAGGTGGAGTCTATAGACATGACAGATAATGGCCTAATAAGATTTGTTTGAATGTTGTCTTTTATAACTGTCTTTCCAGCTTCAGAAACTGTAGATGGAAACTTTAAACTAATAAAAACCTTGCCATATGTTGCAGGAATATTATCTTCACCGCCCCAAGCAACACAATCTTCAACTGTAGAGTATTTTGAAAGAATCAATGCTTTATAATCACCAGCTGTAACGAGTCTTTGTTGAGCAGCAAAAGTAATGGGTGCATTGAACCTAATTGATTCGATGCCTTCCTTATCCTTACCACCAGCAGCTGCAGAAGATGTCACAACATTAAGATTATAGCTGCTTGCATTTACCGTGATTGTACTTGTTGGAGTAAACCCACTTCCACCATTAGCAGTGGCACCCTTTGATGACAAATAAGTCATAACAATTTTGTTGCCTGCTGTAGGTTTTACACCTGTGGTAGTACCATCACTGAACGCCAACTCGTAAAAACCATTTGGTGATTCTCTTAGTTGATAAAGAGTAGATGTTGCATCAACCGCTACTGCATCATACAATTTTGAATAAGATAAAAAATCGGATGAGGACGAAGACGTAAAAACATTAACTGTTGCTGTAGTTGTGTCAACAGTTAGGTCAGGGATAACAAAGATCTGTCTATCAGTAGTAGAACCCACATTAAATGTTTTTGTTTTAATGACACCTTCTTGGATAGCAATGGCAGCTGTGCCCAAAGCATTCAAGAACGAGTAGTTTCCTGTTCCATCATCTGTTGCTGTTACACTTTCCGTTGTATAGAATGTATAATTTATATCATCCACCGATGTATTAAATGTTGAATACTTTGGAAGAGTAATAGTTGCAGGGCGGCCTGAGTCTGATACTACAATTGATATATTAACATATGCGATAGCGGATGTAATTGATCGTGGATTGTATCCCAAAGCCTCTGCATGAGACACGACTGACGATCTTAGCTGAGCTGTATTAAGAAAGGCTTCATTCAAAGCAAAGTTAGCAGTCAGACCGTTGAAATGTGTATTATATGCAAGCACATCTAGAATATTTGACAAACCCGAGGCTTCAAAGTTATAGTCAGCAAATTCAGTTTGCTGGGCTAGGTACGTCTTTAACTTTGTTTTAATGGTATCAAAGTCAAGTTGTGTTGATTGAATATTTGTAGCCATATTAACGTAACCTCGTTAGAGTTGTTTGGAATATAACAACTTCTTGTGTATTAACAACTTGGAATTCTACCGTAACGCTTATGTCATTAGCATCGGGTTGAACATTTGCAACTACTGATATGACGAGCGCTCTGGGCTCATATCTCTTAATTGCATCCTTTATAACATTTTCTATTTCGTATTGTGAGTTTGTATCGACCAGCTCAAATAACAATCCACCAAGGTTGCCTCCAAAAGATGGTTGGAATGGCTTTTCATTTAGGTTTGTAAGCAACAGATTTTTAACAGCTTGTTTTACAGCAGCCGCATCCGTCTTCTTATAAACATCACCACTAGGTCGTTTTGCAAATGTCAGATCAATATCACTAAACAGCTTATTGCGCGTTGTAATAATACTACGCGCGTTTAGATTTCCATCTTCTGTTGAAAAAGCTCTAGTGACCATAATTCTTTTCTACCTTGTTTCCATTATTTATAATGGTTTTAACTCAATACTTCTATGAGATCAGAGTTAGATATAGCTTTACCATTAAATCTTGTCTCAACATTCCTAAAGAATGAACCTGCGTCGACAGTATACTGATTATTTAGATTTGGCATGATAATAACTAGTTGAGCATTGATACCTCCAGCAGGATCAAATGTGTCAAAGTCTAAGATCATTTTTTCAAAAGACGAGATGTTTTTTAACATCACAGCAAGGTCAAACGTCTTTTCAATATCTAATGCGCCCAATTCGTTGTGAAGTTCGTATACAACCGCCCGACCTTTTGATTTGTACCAGTTAATACTGTTAGGCGTAATGGTCTCATCTGGTCCTTTGGTGTACAAACCTTCCACTACCACCAACCGATGATTAGCAAATTCAACATCGCTTCTATTCCTCAAGCGTCTTAGAAGTTCCGCTTGTGGTTGAAGGTTCCTAGCAATTTGCAGTCTGTCAGCCTCTAGAACCTCGACGAGCTTACCGGTAGTAAATGTAGCCAACGGAACACTTCTTGCTAAAAGAGTCTTCGCAGTAACAGATCCACTTACTATTAATTCAGGAGTGAACACAGTAGATGTGTTATCTTGAGGTGCTTGGAACTTATTGAGACCAGCACCAAAACCTCCATTGGATATCGGCGTCGATCCTCTAACGGGGTTGGTACCTTTACCAGATATTCGGCCAACCTCGTTGGGTGTTGTGTTGGTATATGATGGATTGAGAACACCCTTAGCAACAGCATTCCCCACAAACGTGTTGTTGCTGAGGTTTGCATCGTCTCTTGTCTTGGATCTGACCTCTGCTACCGAAAGATCTTTTGTAGATAGTCCCCCTGTAGCATCAGACTTATTAATTAGTTTCAAGAAATGATTATCAATATCAACCTTTACATCTACCGCACCAACTGTTGTCTTGGTAAGATAATCTGATACATTGGCGGCTGAAGGAGCAGTTCTTGTGGTTGTATCTGTGGCCGTATTAACATTTGTAAATCCAGCCGCAGTGCCGTTTGACGGACCCACATTTGCAGTATCAGATGCAATTGCAGTATCAGCCCTACCAGTCAAGTCGCCTGTAAATGTAGGCGCTGTTACGCCAGCGGTAAATGTAGCAGATGTAGCATAGATATTTTTAACATGGGTGATTACATCAGGTCCACCAATCACACCAGTAGATGAGAAGATCGACATATCGGTTGCAGCAATGTTCATATTGTCAGAACTTTGGTACAACTTATTCTTACCACTAATATGCATAATGTCACCAGACGATATTTGCATGTTGCCTTCAGCTGTTTGCCTTGCTATGCCTTTAGTGATATTATTATTATCACCAAGGATTGTAGCTGTAGCTGTCCCCAGTACCGTGGTTGATTTACTACCCTTGACTGTCTGCCCGGCATTACCTTCTATCGTCGTTCTACTCGACCCTTCTACGTTCTCTGCTTTGTTCTCACCAACATTTACGTTATAGTCGCCTTTGACATTTAGATTATAATCGCCGGCAACTTCCATATCAACATTGCCATTATAGATGACAGTAGCATTACCTTCAATTACTATTCTTTGATCTCCAGTCACAGAAACAGTTTGATCGGCCGCTGCGATGACAATACTTCCGTCTGGTCTCAGCTCAATTCCATTACCACTATTGTGTCTAATAAGGATACGTTCGTTGCCTGCAGTATCGTCCATTTCAAATGAATGGCCTGTGCCTGTTTGGATTATTCTGTTCTTTGTGTTATTAGATGGTATAGATTCGGGCAGAGAAAAATTAATATTGCTGAAACCACCACCAAGGGTTAGGTTATTGGCCTGAGTTCCGTACGCTGCTTGGTTAACAGAAGAACTGTACCAATATTGAAGAGTTGGGAATTGACCTGTCACATCTGCTTGATTAACATTCAACATGCCCTCGGTTTCTTGACCTGGGCCTAATAGCGCAATGCGATCTTGAAGATCGTCGTTTTCGGTTGTCATGCTGTACCTCTTACGGTCTAGTTATGGGGCGAAGGCTAGTTAAAGGAGCTTGGTTAGTGCCTCTTTGCGTAATCAATTGTTGTCTAGTTAAAGGACCTTGGCTATTAGCATATGCTATCGCATTTGTTTTATTAAATGTATTCTTTATATAAGCGTCTACATCAAATCCAGGGTCGGCTTTACCAGTTGTTGTGCATTGATAGTGACCTATCACTTGTCCGCCAGGAAACACTCTATAGAATGCAGTAAGGAAATCTTTCTGAGCTTTCCATTGAGCAGTATTAATAGAAGCGGCTGATATATATTGATCAGGATTTGGCGTCCCAGAAACACAATTATATCCAGCTACGTGAGAGATCCCAATACTTTTTCTATTATGACCAAAGTCTCTTGCATGAGCACCTTGTTGATTAAT